GAACGTGTTGAACACGGCTACCACTTACAATGCCAACATTGGCGGTGACGGTGTCGCTCTCTGCGCTACCAACCACCCAATCGATGGAAGCACTGTAGCAAACCGTCCTACCACTGACGTTGATCTGAATGAAGCAACCCTGCTGAACGGCATGATTGCAATTCGGACCGCCTTCAAGGATCAGGCTGGCTTGAAAGTGTTTGCCCGTGGTCGTAAACTGGTTGTGCCTCCGCAGTTGGAACCAACAGCAATCCGTCTTACTAAGACTGAATTGCGCCCCGGCTCCGCAGACAACGATGTCAATGCTATCATGATGACCGCAGGTGGACTGCCTGAAGGTTACATGGTCAATGACTTCTTGACTTCGCAGTTTGCTTGGTTCCTTCTTACGAATATTGACGGTCTCTCGTATATGGAGCGCGTTAAGTTCGAAACAGACATGCAAGTCGATTTTGTGACTGATAACTTGCTTGTTAAGGGCTACGAGCGTTACAGCTTCGGTTACTACAACTGGCGTTCAATCTGGGGTTCGTTCCCAACTTCGTAATAGGTCAAGCCCCTGCCCATCGTGGGTGGGGGCATTCAACTGAAAGGGTCATATCATGGCTTCTACACATTTCAGTGGACCTGTTATTGCGGGTGATTTGCAGCAGGGTGAAGTGGGTGGTCCCAATCAGGGTCCAGTCCGTCTTTCTCAGTATGTAAATCTGACTCAGAATAGCACGACCGCTGTATCGTCTACCCTTTACATCCCTGCTGGTTCGATCATCGAAAGCATTGTTGTCGATGTTTTGACTGCATTTGATTCCGCGACTTCTGCGACCCTGACGGTTGGCACTGCCGCCGCCGGAACGCAGTATGCAAGCGGTGTCAACGTAAAGGCCGCTACGGGCCGCATTGCAATCACTTACACTGCTGCTCAGTTGGCTGCTATGTCTGGACAGACTGTCCTTGGCGTTGCCGCTCCAACAACCGCCCCAGTTGTTGTGACTATCACTCCTGTCGGTGCTACCACCGCCGGGTATGTGCATGTCACTATCAACTACATCCAACAGTAATAGGAGAGTCCCATGAAGGGTCGTTCAAAACGGACCAGCGGTGGCATGGTTGAAAAGGGCGTTAAGGCAAATGACGCTTCGCCAACCGAAGTTTACGCTGGCGCAGGTTCTAATGTTGTCAAAGAAGCCAAAGAGCGCAAGCACGGCGGCAAAGTTGATGGCGAAAAATCTAAAATGCGTATGGACCGTGCTAAACGTAAGACTGGCGGTCGTGTTGGGTCCAACATGAACCCTCTGTCTTCTGCTGCTAAAGGCACTGAGCCTGCCGCACATAAGTCGATGGAAAACTACTAAGCATTGCTTCTTGGTAGATATTCGATAAGATAGGCGGGACTTAACGGTCCCGTCTTTCATATGGAGATATAGATGTCAGGTGCATGGACGCGCAAAGAGGGCAAAAATCCTTCTGGTGGGTTGAATGACAGAGGCCGCGCTTCTTTGAAGGCAGAGGGCCATGACATCAAGAGGCCGCAGCCTGAAGGTGGCTCTCGGAAAGACAGTTTCTGCGCCCGTATGACGGGGATGAAGCGGAAGTTGACTGGTTCGGCAAAAGCCGCTGATCCCGATAGCCGTATCAATAAATCATTGCGTAAATGGGATTGCTGACATGAGTAACAAACCTTTCTGGGAAAAAGACGCCCCCAAAGACGCGAAGGAAAAGCACCTGAACCGTCAGCAGGTCCAGACCGCCAAGGCCAAAGCCCGCGCCGCAGGTCGGCCTTATCCAAACCTTGTAGATAACGCCGCCGTTGCCCGTGCAGGGAAAGGAAAATAACCATGCGTTCAATTATCGTCGAATGTGGTCCTTACGCCGCACCCTCCGCAACCAACATTCGCACAGCATCTTCCGTAACTGCTGGCGCAGTGGTGTTGAATGGTTCCACTGTCACCACCACAACCACAGGTAACACCTATTCTGGGTCTGCAATTACGGTGACGGTTGCAACTCTGGATAAACCTCGTCGTGTGTTGTTTACGTCTGCTGGCAATGACAGCGGTATCACATTCACCATCACGGGGACGGATTGGAACAACAATCCTGTGTCTGAAGTTTTGACGGGCGCAAATGCCACTTCGGTTTATACTCTTTACGATTATAAAACAGTCACATCGGTTGTTGCATCAGGCGCATCGGCAGGCAACGTCAGCATCGGGACGAATGGTGTTGCATCAAGCCGCCCCGTTTTCTTGGATACCTTTGCTGACAGCAGCACTTACATCCAAACCGATACTGGTGGTTCATCGGCAATTACATACAGCATTCAACTTTCGGGCGACAACCCCAATAACCCACAGATTGGAATGGGAACAGATACCTATGCCAATGCTCGTTGGGTCAATTCTGGCACTGCCGCTCTGGTTAACGCCACCTCCTCTCAAAATGCAAACCAAGCTGGCGTCCCAAACATGATCCGGTGTCTCGTTTCTAATGCTGGGTCCAACACCTCGGCATCGGTTCACGTTAATTTTAACCAGTCCGGTATGGTTTCCTACTAATCCAACAAGGGTTATCCCATGTCCAATGTAACCATTTCGCAGTTAACCGCAGGAAGTGCGCTCACGGGAGTTGAGCCATTCCCTATGGTGCAAGGTGGAAATACGTTGAAGGCAACTGCGGCGCAAATTGCTACTTATGTGCTGGCTAACCCTGTTGCGACTGGCACGATTACAATTACCCAGATCGCAACGCCAGCGACTGGGACCAATTTGATAATTGCGCCTAACGGCACTGGTGGTGTGTATATGAACACATCGCTGGTTCGGGTCGGCTCTGGGGCCGCAACTGCAACCATTGGGAGCAATGGGGCGCAGGATATGGTCATTACTTCCAATCTTGGTGCTGCGAATCAGGGAACTATTACGATCGCGGATGGGGCTAACGGGGATATCAGCATTGCCCCAAACGGCACGGGCGCGTTAAACCTCTCGACGTCAACACTTTCTGTTGGCACGGGCGCGGCAAATGCTACGTTTTCCAGCATTGGCGCGAATGACTTGATTATCCGCACGAACGCTGGCGCAGCAAATCAGGCATCCATAACCCTTGCTGACGGCGCAAACGGCAACATTACGATTGCCCCAGATGGCACTGGTCAAATTCTGGCAAGCAAGGCTGTCGTTGTGACGGGCCTTGTTTCGGCGACATCAACCATATTGTCCAACGCTCCGACTGGCGGTGTTGGGTATTCCACTGGTGCGGGCGGGACTGTCACTCAGTTGACCAGTAAAGCGACTGGTGTGTCTTTAAGCAAGGTGTGCGGCACAATCACAACTGCCGCTGATGCCTTAGCTGCGGCTACAACCGTTTCTTTTGTTCTGACAAATACAGCAATTGCTGCTGGTGATGTGTTGATCATCAATCACCTGTCTGGCGGCACTGTTGGCTCATATACGTTTAACGCTCAATGCATCGCTGGCTCTGCTACGATCAACATTCGCAACGTGTCTGCGGCTTCTCTGAGTGAAGCACTGACCCTTGCATTTGTTGTGGTCAAAGCCGTAACTGCATAAGGAATTACAATGGCAAGCAGCGGAACATACAACTTTAACCCATCACTCGGTGAATTGACGTTGTATGCGTTCAATCTTGCAGGTGTGCGTAATACCGCCATTTTGCAGGAACATATGTCGAGTTCGCGCATTGCGATGAATTTGATGTTGTCCCGCTGGGCAAATATGGGCGTAAACCTTTGGAAGGTTGATCTGGTCACAATTGATTTGGTGACGGGGCAATCACAATATCCGGCTGGATCATCTCTTTCGGATGCGCCAACAACTGTCATGGTTCTGGATGCCTATGTTACCACTACGCAGACAGGCCAGAACATTGACCGAATCATCTTGCCAGTCAGCCGTTCCGAATATGCTTCTTATCCAAATAAGGAGCAGCAAGGATTTCCAACCATTTACTGGTTTGATCGGTTGATCAGTCCAACTCTGACAATTTGGCCCGTTCCCAACACCAGCACTGGACCAGCCACGCTGAGTTTCTACCGTGTGACACAGATTGAAGATGCCACTGCGACAGGCACTCAAACTGCGGATATTCCGTATCGTTGGCTGGACGCATTTGCCAATGGCCTCGCGTATCGTTTGGCGCGTGTTTGGAACCCGCAGATGGTTCAACAATTAAAGGCCGAGGCTGATGAGGCGTATATGATTGCTGCCCAGCAGGATGTTGAAGATGTTGATATGTTCATTTCTCCGCAGATGAGTGGGTATTGGCGCAACTAAGGATTTGAAATGCGACCGCACGGCAGAGCAAGGGTAAGTTCCAAAAACCCGCAGGCGTTCGCAATTTGTGACCGTTGCGCGATGCTTTACAACCATGTTGACTTGCAATGGCAATACGACTGGGCTGGCGCGTCTTTGATTAACAAACGCATGCTTGTGTGCAGGCCATGCCTTGATACGCCGCAGGAACAGCTTCGTGCGATTATTCTTCCTGCTGATCCCATGCCAGTGATCAATCCCCGTGTTGAGCCGTATGCGTTTGACCAGACGGATAACCTTGTTGCTCCGACACCCACGACTTATGGGCCGACAACTGGCATCCCGATCCCGCAGGGTTCTGAATTGGTCACCAATGATGGTTTGAACATCACGAGCCAAGAAGTTGGCGCACCACCATTGCGGATGAACATCGGTTTGGACCCCAATGCAGTGATGCCATTGTCCGGCACAGCGCATTTTGACGTGCTTTTGCCTGTGCTGTCCATTACCTCCAATGGCACAACAACCATCACTGTGACTTGCTCTACCCTGCATAATTTAACATCTGGTGATCAAATTGCAGTGTTCGGCATCACTGAAAATGCTGCAATGGGTTTTTATACGGTTAAGGTTACGACTGCCACGGCATTTACCTATGAAGTGATGGCTGACATTCCGCAGCGCAGTCTTGGCATAACCAGCCAAACGCGCATTATTACGGCATCTGTTGGCATTCCATACGGGAACTTGCAGGTTCCGATTGTTGGTGTTGCTGGGGTTCCATCCAATGAGCCAGACAGCATCTGGATCAACAATTCATTGGTCAAAGTGAATTGGAAAAACGTCAACGGGGACATCGTGCTTTTCACATATTGACGGTGATTTTTGGCTTACAACATCACTGTTTTATGGTAAGCATTGGGAGAGGAGATCGAAATGGCATTCCCAGTTACTGTTCCATATGTGTTCGGAAATATGTCTGGGTTGATCCCCCTCTCAGACCTTGATAGCGATTTTTCCGCTCTTTCAACTGCCGTCAATGGCATCAATGATGGGTCTTATCCTCTTACCAATGTTTCTGTTACTGGCGGAACTTGGGCTGGCTCTCCGATCAGCGTGACGTATGGCGGGACTGGTCAGACTTCCACGCCGACAAATGGGCAGTTGCTTATTGGTAATGGAACATCATATACTCTGGCTACGTTGACTGCTGGCACAAATATCAGCATTACCAATGCGGCTGGTTCTGTTACAATAGCGGCATCAGGCAATAGTGCTACAATGTATGCCTACCCGTGGTTTGTCTCTTGAGGATGTCGTATGCTTATTCTTGATACTACATCGAAGTCAATTGTCGCAGTCATGTCAGCCGCTCCATTGTCAGCGGCTCCAAATTTTGTTGCGGCATGGGCAGACAACACTGGCTCCGTATTTACCGAAGGCGCAACTGACGGCGCATTGAACGGCACGACATCTGTTATCGTTGTCGATTCACCTGCGACTGGCGCACGGCGAGCGATCAAAAGCATTTCAATTGAGAATTGCGACACCGCTCCCGTTACGGTATCTGTTCAATACAAGAATGGCGCAACGACCCGCACGATTGCCAAAACCACCCTTTCTGTTGGGGACACTTGGACGCTTGAAGGTGTTTATGACACCAACGGCAACTTCAAGACCATCACCACGTCTACGATCGGTTCTTTAACGGTTGGAACGACTGCTATCAGTGGCGGCACGTCTGGCTATGTCCTGTATGACAATGCTGGCGTTGTCGGCGAAAAAGCAACCACTGGAACGGGCAATGTGGTCCTTGCAACAAGCCCAACGCTTGTTACGCCTGTCCTTGGAACGCCCACATCAGGGACGCTTACAAATGCCACTGGATTGCCATTAACGACTGGTGTGACGGGAACTTTGCCGATTGCCAATGGCGGCACGAACATTACGACTTATGCCACTGGTGACGTTCTTTATGCGTCCTCAACCAATGTTCTTTCCAAACTGCCTGCTGGGACAAATGGTCAAGTTTTGACGCTTGCTGCCGGGGTTCCATCTTGGGCTGCTGGCGGTAGCGGCGTTACAATCAACACCACGACAATCACAGGCGGCACATCTGGGCGCGTCTTGTATGATAATGGCGGCACTGTTGGGGAGCTTGTTGTCACTGGAACAGGGAACGCTGTTCTTGCCACCAGTCCAACCCTTGTTACGCCTATTCTTGGAACCCCAACTTCTGTTACGTTGACCAACGGAACTGGGCTTCCTGTTGGCGGCATTTCTGCAACTGGAACCCCATCATCGACAACATATTTGCGTGGCGATGGTTCTTGGGCGGCTGTAAGTGCTAGCGTTACCATAAATACTACTGCTATCACTGGTGGCACTTCAGGCCGCATTCTTTATGATAATGCTGGCACTGTTGGTGAGTTGGCGACAATCCCAACCGCCAATGGCGGAACCAATCTTTCAACATTTACTGCCGCAAATAATGCTATCTATTCTACATCTGCATCAGTTTTGACCGCTGGCACATTGCCAATCTTGGCGGGGGGGACAGGCGCGACAACAGCATCAACTGCACTTAGCAATCTTGGCGGTGTTTC